GACGAGATCGTGACCGGGGTGCTCGCCGGCGAGCTTGGCCAGGGTGCCGTACGTACTCTGCACGGCGGTGCCGAGCGCCGGCCCGGACCGGCCGAGCCGGTGGTTGACCACCGCCGCCGCGATGTCGTCGATCAGCTCCTGGCGGTCTTCGGCGCTCATGGCCATGTCGTCGTCCTCTCCGTCGAGGGCCCGCCGTACGGTGGCGAGCAGGTGATCCCAGGGGAAGTTCGGCCCCGGGTCGGTGTGGGTGGTGCCGCCCCACGCCCGGCGCATGTCGTCGTGGCCGTAGAACGCGCGGACCTGCGGGTTGCGCTGCATCTCGGCGACGCTGGCCCGCCGGGGCTCGATGTCGTACTCGCGGCAGAGCACGGCGAGCACCTGGGCGAGGTGGTCCCACGCCACGTTCTCCAGCCACCACTGGCGGCTCATGCCGTTCGACCCGGTGATCTCCACCGCGATGGCGTTCTCGTTGCCGTTGCGGCTGCCGGCATGCCCGGCGCGGGCATCGGTGTCCAGCGACTGCACGATCGAGTCCGCATCGACGTAGAAGTGGCTGCTGACGCCGTCGGTGCGCCGTCGGGCGTAGCTCGCCTCGCCCTCGTCACTCGCGTCGTTGCTGGTGTTGTGAATCGCGATGCCGTACTTCCGGCCGTCGGCGTCGTCGTAGTCGTTGCGCCCCTGCACGAAGGGGATGCCGGGGATCCGCATCAGGTGCCTCCGTCCTCACGCTGCATGGACTCCATCAGGTGTTCACCGCGTTCCGACCGCAGAAGTACGCGGCCTGGGCCAACCTCATGCCGGTGGGCGACGGCGGCGCAGCGATCCAGGCGTCGATCTCCGGCAGCCACCGGTCGCCCAGCTCCGCCCAGAGCGTCACCCCGGGCTGCGTCCGGGACATCGTGGCCGGGCCCAGTGCGGGCAGGCTGACCAGCCGCATGTGCGCGACCGGCGCGCACGCGTTGTCGCTGTAGGCGGTGGTCAGGTGGTGGTAGACGACCTCCCGGCCCACCCAGTACGCCAGCCGGTACATCGCCTCGGCGGAGTAGGCGTTGTGGTCGGCGTCCTGGTTCGGCCCGTCGGCGATGTACGGCCACCAGGTCGCCTCCGGCCGGTACGCCTGCACCTGGTGCACGGTCACGTCCGTCACCAGGCGGTGTAGGCCGGTCGCCCCGAAGCCGGCTGCGGCGCACTCATGGAGGAACCACGCTGCGCCGGCTGAAACGTTGTGCACCTCGTAGCCGGGCCGCGCGTCGGCCTCGGCACGGGAGTAGGCGATGCACTGGCCCCGCTCGACCGGAATCCGGGGCGTCGACATCAGCAGATCGACCACGGACTGAACTTTCGCCCAGGGCACTGCGCCTGCCTTGAACCCGGCGAGCAGCACCGGACCGACATGGTCAGCGACGGTGACGGTGTACGTCGTCGACGCGGGGTTGAGCGTGCCGTCACCGAAGGCGTCGTAGGGCTCGCTCAACCCCCATCCGCCGTCGGGGTTGGCCAGGTTGTAGACCGTCCGGAGGTAGGTCTGTGTCCAGGTGTGCTGCCAGCCGTAGACCATGCCGCACGCGCCCGCCATGTAGGCGTACGCGTGGGCGGAGTCGGCACCGGTGTCACGCGCCCGGAACCTGTTGATGGCAGTGATCGACCTGGCGCGCCATGCGTCCCCGCGTGCCGTCACTCTGCCTCCTCGGGGTGGTGGGGGTACGAGAAAGGCCGCAGCGGACGCCACGGCCAGGGTTGCTGGGCTGCTGTTAGGACAGCCGCCGCAGGGAGAGGTAGCTGTTGGCGAGCACCCTCGTCGCGGTCGCCGAGGCGGTCCGCTGCGCGAACCGGAACACACACGTTCCGCCGGTGCCGCCGACGACCAGCAGACCGATCAGCCGCACCGCGCACGTGGTGCCCGCGCCCACCGCGCCCAGCGAGGGATTGACCGTCGTCAAGTTGAAGTAGGCGGTCTGGTCGTCGGTGAACAGCGTCGCGGCTACGGCCAAGCCCATCGCCGCGTAGTCCAGCGTCGCGCCGGACGGCACCGACCAGCCGATCTGGAGGTCACCGGCGGGGTCGCCGTCGTACAGGATCAGCGACGACAGTTCGTAGATCCCGTTCGCCGTGACGCTGACGAAGAGCTGGGTGTCGTTCACCAGCACGGTCGAGCCCGACACCGACTGGGAGCCGGTCTTCCGCGCGAACCCGATGTTGACGAACCAGTCGTTGACCTGCGATGCGCTGGGCACGTCGCCGGTCGCGAAGGTTGGAGCGGCCACAGCCACCCCCTCTCAGAATCCGATCGCGTTGACGCCGATCCGCCCGAGGTCCGGGTGGCCGATCGTCCAGAACTGGTAGCGGCCCGCTGCCTGAAGCGCGAACCGGGTCGTCCACTGCATGTCGCGGTACTCGTGCTCGACGCCCCGTACGAACACCTCGCGGACGATCGGATCGCCGCCGCCGGGTGGCCGGCGGATCACCTGGATGCGGTCGCCGATCTCCCGGCCCAGCGCCTGCGGCCACAGGCGTTCGTCCTTGCGGGGCAGCAGGATGAGCTGGTTGAAGCGCAACTCCGGGTCAGCGCCCTGGTGCAGCACGAACCCGGCGTACGAGGCGGCCTCCGCGTCGGTTTCCAGCAGCAGGTCGGAGCGGGTGTACGAGCGGGTCAGGTACCGGGCCCGCGACGGGGCGTCCTCGCGGACCTGCGGCGTGCCGCCGGCCCGGGTGACCGACACCAGGTTGGTGATGGACTGGGCGTCGTAGGTGAGGCCAACGTCGGCGTACGGCAGCTCGGTCGGGCTGTCGTCCTGGCCGCCGAACGTGGCCTGGACCGTCGACGATCTAGCCTCGTTGAGCACGGCCCGTCGGTTGCGGAACACCACCCTGCCGCTGGCGTCCACGTACAGCTCACCGATCTCCGACTCGGCGACGAGCTGCAACTCGCTGAGCGCGTTGCCCTCCAGGTCGGTCGCCTGCATCGTCGAGTCGCCGGCCGCGATCAGCCGGTCCTCCGTCGGCCAGCCCGCCGAGGTGAGCACCCGGTGGATCCTGGCCCCGGACAGCTCCGACCCGCCGACCGGTGTGCTCGCCGGTCGGTCGTAGCTGGCGAACACGCTGAACGCGTCGCTGGCGGTGAGGGTCACGGTGCTGCCCGTCGGGCCCTGGTAGTCGACCTGCCAGGCGTCGGCGTACCCGCGCCAGAGCGGGTAGGTGACCCCGTCCCACTCGGCGCGGATCCGGACCGCCCGCATCGGCTCCACCTGGGACACCCCGGCGACCACGTACGGCCCGGCCAGGTTGGTCGGGTCGAAGCGCCGGTCGTGGTTCTTGCACAGGATGGTCGCGGTGCCGGCCTCGTACCGCAGGATCGGCCCGTCCGCCCGGGTCGCCCCCCGTCGGGTCGACACCGACACCACCCACTCGGTGATGTCGGTCCACACCTCGTCCGGGCCGATCGCCGCGGTGCCGATCCGGCCGCGCACCTCATCGCCGATGTGCCAGTACGCCCCGGTGCTGGGCGAGCCGGTGAAGCCGACCTCGACGATGATCCGCGCCGGTGCGGTCACGGCATCCTCCAGCCCGGCCCCGACCGCTGCTCGTACGCGCGGATCGCCTCCACGTTCAGCCGCCCCACCTCCGCCAGGTTGGCGCCGGGCGGGACGTTGACCGTGACGTTGATCGTCCGGTTGACCACCACGGTGCCGCCTCCGCCGGCCGCCGCGCCGATGCCCGGCACCACGGTCTCCGGGCCCCGCTCCCCGAAGGAGTACGTGCGCCCCGATGCACCGAAGCCGAACACCGGTTCCTCGATGCGCCCACCGCCCGCCATCGCGATGTGGATGTGGTTCCGGTGCGCCTCCATCAGGGCGTTGCTGAAGGAGCCCCTGTTCACGCCACGGGTGTAGGCGTAGTCGCGGCTGGCCGTACGGTGGATCAGCTCCAGCGGACGACGTGCAGCAAGGAAGCGGGCCAGTGCGTCCTGGTTGTAACCCATCCAGTCCACGGCCCGACCGGAGCCGTGCCACTTCGGATCGCCAGGCCGGTACGCGTTACCGAACTCGCCCGACAGCGGACCGCTGCCACGGATCAATGCCACGATCCCGCGCCACAGCCCCGAGTCCCCGCGCTGATCCGCCGGGCTCGACGGCCACGGCCCGAACGCGGGCATGACCGCCCCAGCGACCTCGGACCGCGACGGGATTCGGGTCATCGCTGCGGTCGTCGGGTACGGCAACCGCACGACCAGCCCGCCTGCGGCGTACCCGCCGGGCAGTTGCCCGGTTGCGTTCATCTCGTCCAACAGGCCGGGATGCCGCTGCTCGATGCGGTGCCGGGACTCCTTCTTGATGACGAACTCGTCGGCGTGCACGACACCGGCCGGCTGGTACTTCTCACCGGGACCGGTCCACCCTCCGGAGTGGTAGTCCTTGCCCTGGAACGGCCCCTGAAAACCGACCGGGATGGTGCCTTTCTTCAGCGCCTGCTGGTAAATGGACAGCCGCTTCAGCCTGTCCTCGGCGGCCGGGCCGCCGACCACCGAGACGTGCGCCTGATACTTGCCGTCGTACTTCTCGGCCTCGGACTTGGCCGTACGGAACTGCGCGGCTACGTCCTTGATTTGCCGCTCGGTGAGCCCTGCCGCCCGCAGCGTCCCTGCCAGCGCTGGCGTCATCTCCCCGTTGAAGGTGCCGCTCAGCTCACCGGCCTTGCTCTGCAACTCGATCGCCGCCAGGGCCAGCTTCCGGGTGGCCTCCTTGGCCTCCTCCGAGTTGCGGCCGTGCTCCTTGACCGCCTCGGCGGACTCCTTCTGCGCCTGCGTCAGCTTCTGCTGGGCGTCGAGGAGGCCGAACACCGGATCCGCCTCGGCCTTCATCATGTCGGCGAGCGCGATCAGGGCGTCGCGCTGCCCGTCGGTCGCGGCGGCGGCCGCCTCGGCGACGGTCTTGTACTCCTTGGTCACGCCGGTCAGCGAGCTGGTCGGCGACACCGCCTCAGCTGCCGCCTTGCCGGTGGTCTCCAGCGCCGCGGCGTACTGCGGGAAGAGCTTGCGCAGCTCGTCGACCGACACCCCGGACTTCGCGGCCTCGGCGGCCAGCCGGTCGAAGGCGGCCTTCGCCCCCTCGGCATTCCCGGCGGACACCATCTGCGCGAACGCCTGGTCCATCGCCGTCACCCGTTCCCGGGTGCGGGTCAGGCTGGTGTTCGTCGAGTCGAGGCCGGGCACGACCCCCTCGAGGAGGTCCTGCCCCCAGCGGGCGAACTTGCGCCGGTCGTTGTCGGTGTCAGCGAGGAACTTCAGGCCGACGTTCAGGTCAGCCAGGTCGCCGCCGAGCACCCGGGCGGACTCGCCGGCGAGCTGCCCGCTCTTACCCCACGCCTCCAGCCCTTTCGACATGGCGTCGATCTGCGGGTTCAGCTCACCGACCATCTTGCTGACGATCGCGCCAGTGATCTGGAGCGCGGCGAACGCGACCGTGGCCCGGCCTGCCCATTTCGTGGTCGCCTCCAGACCCCGGGCAGCCCGCGTGCCGGCCGGACCGGTCGCGGCCAACTCCTCGCGGAACTCCAGGTTGGCGCGGCGGGCCCGCACCCACCCGGCCCCGAGCAGGGCGGTCGCCCCGCCCAGCGCGGCCATCACCGTCAGGGTGCTCCCGACGGCTGGCGGCAGCTCGGACAGCTCGCCGACGAGCCCGTCGAGGCCCTGCACCAACACCCGCAGGCCGCTGTTCGGCCCGGACGCCGACTCGATCGCGAGGGTCTCCAGGCTGCCCTTGAGCCGCTCGATGTCGCCGGCGAGGTTGTCGGTGCGCATCGCGGCGGTCTCGGCCGCGTACCCGGCATCGTTGGTCTTGTCGATCCACGCCTGGATGCCCTCAGCGCCCTGCTCGTACAGGATCGACGCGCCCCGCACCGCGTCCGCGCCGAAGATCGTCGCCATCGCGGCGGCCCGCGCCTCGGGCGTCAGCGTGGACATCTTCGTCTTCAGCTCGCCGGCGAACTGGGCGAGGCCCTTGGCGTTTCCGGCCGCGTCGTAGAGCGAGATGCCCAGCTCGTCCATCAGCCCCTTCGTCGAGCCCGACGGTGCTTGGAGCATCAGCAGCATCTGCTTGAAAGAGGTGCCGGCGTCGGAGCCCATGAGGCCGGCGGCGGCGAAGGCCGCGAGGCCACCGGTGGTCTCTTCGATCGACAGGCCGGTCTGGGCCGCCACGAGGCCGGCCTGGTTGAGGGCCATGCCCATGTCGTGCACGGAGCCCTGGGCCTTGCCGGCCGCCGCCGCCAGCAGGTCGGCGACGTGCGGGACGTCGGCCCCCTTGAGCTTGAACTGGGTCAGGGCGCTGGCGGCAACCTCCGCCGACTCGGCCACGCTCAGCCCACCGGCGGCGGCCAAGTCCAGAGCACCCCGCAGACCGCCGGTCAGAATCGCCGTGGTCGAGACGCCGGCCTTGGCCAGCTCCTCGATGCCCTGGGCGGCCTCCGTCGCGCTGAAGCTCGTGTCCTTGCCGGCTTGGAGGGCGGCCCGCCGGAGGCGCTCCATGTCGGCGGTGCTGGCCTTCGTCGCCGCCTGCACAGCGCTCATCTGCTTCTCGAAGTCCATTGCAAACTTCGAGGCCATGGCCGCCGCACCGAGCAGGCCGACACCCATCATCGCGGCCTGGTCGGCGACCTGGTCGAGCCGGCCCGCCTGGGCGGCCTTGTCCATCTCGCCGAGCAGGTCCCGGGTCGCGGTCTTCGCCTGCCGCAGCCCGGCCATGTAGCCGGCGACATCGGCGGTCAGCTTCACGCCGACGGTACGCAGCGCCATGTCACCCCTCCCGCTTGCGGACGTGCCACAGCCGGGCACCGCCGATGATGTCCTGCGTCTCGGCGGCCTTCTGCGCCTCGAGCAGCGCCAGCCGCGCCCGACACACCACCCGGCCCGCCTCGAACTGCGGCCCGGTTTCCTCTGCGCTGGTCGTGTCGACGTACCGCTGCCCGCAGCCGCACGGGCACCGCTCGCCCCGGTACGCGGCCAGGGCTTCCATCCACGCCTGCTGTTGCTGGTCCCACTCGGATTCCGGCTGCGACCACGACCGGACCAGCCGGCCCTGGTCGTCGTACTCGTACTCGGTGACCGTCACCGGCTCCCAGCCGCCGAACCGGCGCAGGCTGATCCCCAGCCGCTCCGCCGCCTCCAGCCGGTCTCGCAGGACCGGGTCGCGGCGGATGCGGCCTACGAGAAAGGGATGTCGATCCGGTACCGGCTCAGCGCCAGCACCTCGGCGGCGGCCTCCTCGACCTGGGGGTGAGTAAGCACGCCCGGCTGGCCGTCGACGCCGAGTAGGTTCGCCCAGTCCTCCTCGTCGAGGTCGGGCGCGACCGTGCCGGCCCGCAGCAGCCCGGCCGGGAACGTGGTGGTGTTCCAACCCGCCTCGGCGTCCCGGGGGTCGCCGTCGCTGCGGTCGGTCTTCCGGCGCGGCGGGTGCTCGTCGACCAGGCACTGCCACTCGTCGTCGGACAGGGCCCGCACGGTCAGCGTCAGCGCGCACTCGTCGAGTTGGGCGCGCAGCTGCTCGACGCGCGCGCGCAGCTCGGCCACACCCGAGCCGGCTTCGAGCGAATCCGCGGGCGGCGGAGCTTCGGACGACTCGGCCGCCTCCAGGTCGGCGACGGCCCGCTGGTACTGCTCGACCAGACCCAGGTCCGGCGCGAGCCAGACCTTGACCGGCTTGGTGGCGGTGCCGCCCGGCGCGTTCTTGGCGCGGCGGATCCGGTCCTTGACGTTGCTCATCTTCTGGCCCTTCGTCTGGCCCTGGACGTGGAGCAGGGGCGGACCGGGCCAGTTGGTCCGCCCCTGCGATCGGGGGTCAGGCGACAGCGACGCGCAGCGCCGGCTGGGCCCGCATCTTCAGCGGGATCTCGAACCGCTCCACCGTGTTCGGCTCCGGATCCATCCACGCGGTCTCGCCGCAGATCACCGGGTACACGCCCTGCAGGTGCTGACTGGAGGCGTAGGCGGTCGCGGCCGGCAGGGACCGGCGGATCACGATGTACCCCTCGGTGTCCGGGGTCATGGTCGTGTAGACGGCGTCGCTGCCGGTCTGCTTCTTGAAGCGCAGCAGCGTGCCGGAGAAGCTGCGGCGGCCGTTGGTGTTGGTGTCGAAGGTGTCCTCGAGGCCGCTCGTCGGCACGTCGGCCGTGTCGGGCCGGAAGCCCACAACGCCGTCGGCGGTCATCCACTGGCTGACCCGGATGCCGGCGTTCAGCTCGGTCACCGTGGGGGCGTTGATGTTCGCGATGGCCGGCACCCAGTCCACCCGGATCTTGCCGTCGCCGGGAATGTCTCCCATCTACTTCTCCTTCGTCCTCGCCGACGGTGCCGGCTCGCTCGATTCGGTCGCTGCGGTGCCCGGCGCGACGACGTCGACCGGCGACGGGGCGTTGAACGGGTTCTCCGGAGCGGGCGGATCCGACGGCTGCCAGCCCTTCACTTGCCACAGCTCCACCGAGCCGACCGGGAACCGCTGCCGGCCGCCGTGCTCCTCGTGCCGCAGCCAGACGTGGGTCACGCCGGCGAGCCCGTCCGGGTCGTCGATGACCGTCCAGTCGAGCGGCAGCCACCGGTCCCGTTCGTCGGCGCCCTCGACGAGGGCGGCGGTGCCGTACCCGTCGGTCATCCAGTACTTCGTCTTCGCCATCCGTTGGCCTCCTCAGACCCTCTTCAGCTCGTAGGTGACGCCGGTGAGCGCGCCGGAGAAGGTCACCGTCGCGACGCCGGTGGCGGGGTTGACGGCCGACCGGGGGATCAGGGTCTCCCGGACCCCGGTCGCCGGGGCCGCCAGCGTGGGCGGGCTGCCCGCGTTCCCCGACGGGCTGAAGCCCGGGTCGAGGACGACCACGTTCGTGGCGGTGCCGGTCGTGATGATCCGCATCAGCACGCCGTTCACGCCGAAGCTGGACGCAGCGATCGTCTCGGATGCGCTCGGGGTCAGGGCGGCGGGCGTGCTGAGCGCCCCCGCGCTGACGGTCTGCGCTGCCTGAAGCGCCATAGTGTCTCCTTCACGACTGTCTGATAGGGACGGCCCCTCGCCCCGGTACGGTGCGGCGGTGCATCCAGGGACTGAGGATCGAGACGAGGCGATCGTGGCCGCCTACGCCGAAGGCGTCGACGCCGACCGGATCGCCCAGCGGTACGGCGTCACTCGTGACGACGTCGAGCAGATCATCGCCGGCCAGACGGGAGCGACCGAAGCAGCTTCGGCACCCCGCCGGGCACCCGCCCCCATCGTCGCGGCGATGCTCATCGTCGTCCTGTACGGCATCGTCCAGCTCATCGCCGGCACGTCCCACCCAGCCGTCACTCCCGGCTTCGCGGCGGCCTCTATCGCCATCGGCGGCACCATCTACACCCTGATCACGGTGGGCATCTGGCGCGGCTGGCAGGTCGCACAATGGCTCGCCGCCCTCGGGGGTGCGCTGGCCGTGGTGACCGGAATCGGAGTCAACGCCGAGCCGAGCCCGCTGCGCCTGCTCGGCGGGGCACTCCTGATCGGCCTGCTCTTCGTGCCCGTGCAGTCCCGAGACTGGTTCGCTCGCCGCCGCTAGGCCGGGACGCTCTCCAGCCGGTACACGTCGACCCGGTCCATCACCACGGTGCCGGTGGACTCGTCGCGTTCCGGCGGGCGGCCCTCTTCCCGCCGGATCGGCCAGCACACCCGACCGGCCACCGTCGGCACCGCGTCCAGCAGCACCGCCCGCACCCGGTCACCGACCGTCCGTGCCGCCGCACCGTTGGCGGCGACGGAGTGCACGTACGCCCGGACCACGTACCGCTGCGACGCGCCGTCCAGCGGCCGGGAGTCGGGTAGCTCTGGGTCCTCGTCGGCGAAGTACACCAGCACGTACGGCAGCGTCTGACCGTTCGGCACCGAACCGTCCAGCACCGTCAGCGGCGCGCCCGGCGCCGTACGCAGCAGGCTGAGGACAGCGTCGGCGTGCGCCTTCGCGGTCACCGCTGCTCCAGCAGCCGCACCGACAGATCCTCCAGCGCCCGCTCGAAGCGGGGAGCCTCAGCAGCGCCTGCCGGCCCCATGTGCGGGATCGGCGCGTTCTTCACCGTGCCGTACTCCAGGATGTTGCCCAGCGCACCCTGACGGCGGTCCTTGTCCGGGCCGATCTCGGCGGCCGGGCCGCGCAGCCCCTGCCACTGGTCGTAGGTGATCGCCGACGGATACGCGGGGGCGTGCCGGATGCCGGTGGCCCGTCGGCGGGCGTCGTTCTTGATGTTCAACGCCCCGCGCCCGACCACCTTCGTCACCTCGGCCGGAGCCTGCGAGGTGACATCGTCCAGTTTCGCCACCCACCGGGCAACGTCGCCGTGGTCCAGCCGCACCTTCATGACGTCCGCTCCTCCACCTGCATCCGCCGCGACGTGGCGTGCGTCTTGTGGGCCAGGCCCCGGACGGTGAAGAGCCGACCGACCAGGTCCGGGTCGTGCACCGACGCGGTCATCCGCACCTCATCGTCAGCGGCGACCCCGACCACACTCATCGGGATCTGGAGCTCGAACCGGACCAGCAGCAGTGCCGCCTGCCCCGACTCCTGCTCCTGGGCCGTCGCGGTCGGCTGCTGCACCCGGCACGGCCCGGCGTACACCGTGGCGTACGTCGGCCTGACGACCCCGGACTCGTCGTCGGTGGCCTCGCCGGCGCGCCGCCGGATGACGCACTCGTCGACCATGAGCGCCTCGGCCATCGCCCGGCCGCGCTCGAGCACCGCGGCGACGTCCATCAGCACCGCCTCCACACCGGCGCCGACCGGCACCGCCGGTCCACGGTGGGCGCGGCCGGCTGGATGGTGAACGCCCCCGCCGGAGTCAGGCCGACGGCCCGTCGGATCCGGTCGATTTCCCCGGCGGTCAGCTCGGCCGGGGCGAGCGCCTCCGTGGCGTAGGTGTCCGTCTCGGAGTAGTCGTCGATCTGCCGGGCCCTCGAGCGCAGGCCGGCCGGGTTGTCGACCATCCGCCGCGCCAGCGCCAGCGCCGGACCCTTCAGCGCGGACACGTCGGTCAGCGCGTCGTACCGGTCGGCACCGACGACCCGGCGGATCTCGTCGGTCACCAGCGCGAGCACTAGGTCGGCGGTGGCTTGCGGTACGGCCACCGGCGGCGGGTACGCCTCCAGCTCCGTCTTAGTGAA